AAGTTTGGCTTTTTTATCTAATTCATCAGCAAGCCTTTTAGCCATTTTTTGTCCTTTATCTTGAGCCGCCACTTTTCTTCCTTGTGCTTTATTAATAGCACTATTAGGGTCTGCGGCAGATAAATTCAATAAACCTTTTTGAATATCTTCTTGCATTTTAGCAAATTCAGGAGTAGAGGAATATCCACCCATTAGTTTTTCAGTTTGATATCTTGCCTTTATTTCTATTTTTCGCCTTTCTTCAGCAATAGTTGCTGCTGCATCCAAAGCGATTTTTTGTTGCTTCTTTTGAAGCGTTTCTGCCATTTTAATTTGAAAATTACCGCCTTTTAATTTATTTTTTAATTTCACATCTTCTGCTTTTAAATTGGCTTTAAGGTCTAAATCAACAAATTTACCTTTTAACTTTAGTAGTTTTTTACTTATATTTAAATCTTCTGAAGTGGCTCTCTTTCTTTTTCCGGCTAGATACTTTATTCCTTTTCCTGTTTTAGTAAATAGATTTTCAATTTTTTCTCCGTCTTCATCCATCGTTGTTGTAAATGCTCTTACTATACTACCAAAAAATTTAAATCCTGTTGATAATTTACTAACTAATCTAAACATTCCAGGTGGAAAAAACCCATAAAGAACTCTTCTAGCAGTTCCGACTTCTATTCCCATTAATTTAATTTGTTCAGAAGTTCCCGATAATAACATATCTAAATACTCAAATGTATTTCCACCTTGTTCTTTAAATACTTTAAGGGATGTATAACTAAGCAATTCAAATGCTTTCCCCATCTCATTCATTTTTTTAATTGCTTTAGATTGCGATTGACTTCTTCTTTCAAAAGCATCCTTCATTTTGTCTTCTTCTTTTAGATATTCTTTAGTTGATTTAGTTAATTTATCAACAGCATTTTTTGCTTTTACTTGGGTATCACGATAGGCTTCCGCTTGTTTAGTTAAATCTAACATCAATCTTTGTTGTTTAGATAACATTGCTTGGGCCGTCATAATAATCACTTTAATTTCTTTTGTGCTTTTTCGTATTCTTCGGCTTCTAGTATTTTGGCTTCTTGATGTATCATTAACATGTCTTTAACCAATCGGGCTGGCATTCTATAAACCTCCATTGGGCTTATTTGAAATGCTTGTGCAACAGCATAAACGATTAATTGAGAAGAAACTTCAGGAGTGGTTTTTCCACCCCTTATTGCGCTTCTCACTATTCGTTTTTTTCTGTATCATCTCCCATATCTAAAGGATTTGGAAGTATTTCTTTTAATTGATTACCCACATATGGGGTTAATCTGAGAATATCAATAGTAGTAAGACTAGGTTCAGTCTTTGCTATAAAATTATCAACCATATACCTAAACATAGCGTTTAGGTCAATGTCCATTGATTGGCTTTTAGCATCAATGTTCATTAGACTATTCATGGCTTTATCAACTTCTAACCATGAAGGGTCTTTTACCCAAACTTTTAGGTATTCGTCGCTTTCGGGTGCTACTTTAATATAATGTAGCGTAGGCTCAGTTTGTGCAAATAATACACTTTTATCTGTTATAATTTTCTTATCCAACATTTTATCCACCTTTTATACCAACAAACAAACTAACGGTGTTGGTGGAATATTATTCTGCTAATTTGGACTTAACCTCCTTAGCAGGAGTTTTCTTAGGAGAAGCCTTTGGCTTTTTAGTAGCCTTTTTCTTCTCTTCTAATGCTTTATTTGCAGCAATTACTTCTAGATTTTTTTCATAAGATGATGGCATTTTAATCACCCCTGAAGAACCCAATGAGTTTTAACTGTGCATTCATGTAATGACCTCGGCATAACCGTTGCTTCAACAACAGTCGGGCCTTTATCTTCTGCAATTGGGAAATTATTAGCACTTATGAAGTAGTCCTTAAACTTCAATACTATATTTTCTCCATTAGATTTAGTAAAGGTTAATTCTAACAGCGATTCATAATCTGAACCACCATCATTACCGTCACCGTCATTTTCACTTTGATTTAGTAATTCATTGTAAAGTTTGCTATCAGTAACTAATCCTGTAAATTGAACTTCATAAGTTCTTTGTGCCGGAATAGCCTCTTGAATACTTTTACTTCCAACTCCTAAGAATCTTTTATCCGTTAAACTGTTACTCATAGTCAATGTAACTGTTTCTATTTTTAAGAAATTATTACCAAATATAGAGAAAGTTCCATCAGAAAAGAAGAAAGGTTCCCTAAATCCATCAACGGATGAAAAGTTAAAGAAAGCAGTTTCATCAGTAATGCCTCTTCTGGCATCATAAGTGTCAGTTGATGGCGGAGTTGATACTGTTCTAGTATTTAGAGTAAGAGACATCTTAACTTCTTCATTAGCATTTGCTGTCATACTTAATTCATTGACTCTATTTCCTCTAGCAATCTTTACAAAGTTTAAATCTTCATCAGTATTTCCACTTGTTCTGTATGTATTAGAAGAAGGCAATTTACTAAATACTTGTTCCATAGCAAAAGAAGGAAGTAAATCTCCTTCTTCTTCTGCAAAAGTGTATTGAATAGGTTTAATAATAGTAGTGCCTGTTTGCGTAGGAACAGTTAATGTTTCCATATGAGCCAAAGTATTTTCAGTAACATTAATTGGTGGAGTTATTACATTTGCATTTGATGAACCCGCAGGGGCAATACTTCTATGAGCAATAGGCCCATTATCAGCAGTAGTTGTAAAAGCGACTTCATTAGAAGCATGAGAAACACCACCTGTATTAATGAAAAGTTCCCCATAATCGCTTGCATTGGTAAGAAAAGCGGTAGGGTCGCCTGTAACCGCAGGATTATTTGCAGTAATACTTGTGCATTTGCCAAAGAAATAATACAACCATGCACCATGATTAGCAACTAAAGCAAGATTACCACCCGAAGAAGTTTCAATACCTTTGTATTGATAAGTCCAATTTCGTGAACCTCCAAGAGAAAGATTTGTTTGTTTCATTTCAACTTCAGTTGTAGGGAAAGTAACTGTTTCTGCTATTCCTAACCATTGGTCGGCTAATAGTGCTTTAACCGTAGCGGCAGTTCTTGGTGCTGGACAAGGCGCACCGTATGAATCAATAACGAATTGGTCGTCTGCGGCTACTGTTGCGATATTAGGAGTAAAAGTAATAGTATTGTCTGTATTTCCTGTAATTCGATGTCGGGTTAAAAGGTTGCCACTTGCATTATATCGCTTTAATATACAACCAATATACAAATCTCCAACTAAACTAAAGTTACCTGAAAAATCCTCATCTAATAGAATAGTATTAACATCGGTTAAATCAGGTACAACTGTAATTGTTCCACCGCTTATTGCGCCACCATTAGCAACGGCTAAAGTAATTTGAGTTGCTGAATCAATAGATACAATACTATTAGAAGTACCAACATCTGTTCCGGTAACGGTTAAACCGGCACATTCAGTAGTAAGTGCTAATAAATGTCTTGGGTCTTTGCTTAGGCTAGTTAAAGTAACCGCAGTATTAGCACCATCGGCAGTAAATGTAAAATTAGCCATTGTTCCTAAATAAATGTCCACTTCGGGTACTTTTGTAACCGATGTGCCGCTTCCTAAAAATATATCTGTATTTACCATATTAATCTCCCCTTTATTTTACAAACCTACTAAGGGACAGTTAATGCGAATCTTTTTGCTTCTAATGTAACTTTGTAACCGAATAAACGCTTGGCTCTGTCATTGCTTTCAGTTCTTGAACCAACAAATAATTGATTGAATTTAGAACCATCACTAGCAGTATAACCTGTTCGTTTGCTCTCAAGCACCCTACGCAGTACCAAGTATATAGCCCTTAGCCTATCCTTGCCATAATCGGCATCTGCACCGCCTCTTTCATCATGTAATACTCTAATATGCAAAGTAAAAGTATAACTTTCGTGTCTTATGTCATAATGAACGGTTGGGTATTCAATTGATTGAGAATCTTCAAAAACAACAATAGTTGCAGGAGTACGACTTAAATCAACACGCTTACCTTTATTAGCAGTTAAACTTCTAATATCTATAACATCAGGAGTTACTGCATGTCCAGCGTCAATTGTTCCTGCACTAACTAAAGCAGAAGCATTAGATGACCAGTTATTATCTATTAAGTCTTTAAGAAGAGAGACTTCATCCATTCTTCTACCTCCTTATTTATCTCTTGTGAAATATAATTTGAATAAGCATCCATAGCGTTCTGTAAAACTTCTTCTTTACTAAACGATATATCTACTCCTAATTGTTCTGATAAATCTTCCATAGCCAATTGTCTTTCTTGTTCTATCAGCATTAATTCATTCAACTTATTCATATCAAGTTTAAAAGCCATAATACCTACCTCAGTCTAAGAAATAAACTATGTCTCCTTTTCCTTTTAAAGTGTCCATAGCCTCTTTACGAAGAATATCATATTTTTCTTTAGCCGACATATTTCCACCTGTTTCAGCAAGTAGTACGCTTTGGTCATCCATCCTTATTATTTCAGCCGCTACTAATTTAGTAGTCGCTTCATGAATAGCAGAAGGAACTCTATTATCACCAGCAACATAAGTCGCTATTACAGAGTTATCTTTATGGTAAGGATAATCTCTTAAAAAGAACACTCTGCCTTCTTCATTAATAGTCCAATAAGAACCAAGTCTTTGCATATCTTCTTTATCTGTAAATGAAGTTAAATCACATACAGTAGGAATAGAATCAGTAGTAGTAAAAGTCAAAGCATTAGTTCCATTAGCAGTAGCAGCACCACTTAACACAACAATAGTTGAATTAGTAATTGAAGCAATAGTAATTGTCCCACTAATTCCTGTTCCTGTTACAGTCATACCTACGGCTAATTTAGAAGAATCAGCAACAGTAAGGTTAATACTTGCGTTTACTGTGGTACATGTTTGTTTTATGGTTGCCTTGAGTACGCAATCCGACCCATCATCACTCAAAAGTAGGGATGATATGTTGATTTGCTTGCCATTTGACTTGTCCCTTGAACCATAAAAAAAGTCAGAAATGGAAAGAGAAGAAGAAGTAAGTTCTTTAGGCGCAGTAGCCCCTGTATATTGTGAAGTTGAAGGAAATTGCTCATTTACTACATTAACTATTTCTTCAGCAGTAGTTTTTATACCAAAGGTATTACAGAACTCATCGTTACCTAAACTACCTACTACATTTTCAGCAACCATTTCAAAAGATACTCCGCTATTAGGCAGTTGCAGTATGATTGAATTTAAGTCTCTAAAATTATCTTTTAATGTTACTTTAGCCTGTGCTGAAGCGACTTCTTGATATTGACTTCCTTGCCAAAGCAGAAGAGAAATCATTTTACGGACTTTCATTTGTTTTAATTGGATAAATCCAACATAACCTCCATAATTACTAGCACTTGGGCCTCTAGTAAATTCAAAGTTATGGTACTCATCTTTTGTGATAATTGGCCTAAAAGAACGCTTTACCTTGTCATCTACTATGCCCTCTATTCTTTTAATAATGGTTCCAATTTGAGCCAATGTAGGGTAGGTAGAACTGGAAAAAGCCGGTATTTGCAGTAAGTTAGCGACTTCAGTAGCATTAGTATAGAAACCTCTACCGTTACTATAACTAGGATTAATTTCAGTAAAGTCGCTAGGAGAGATTGTTGTACCCATTATTCAACACCTAATTTTTCTTTTAGAGTCATAATATTGTCTCTTAAATCTTCTAACACTGAAATCATTTCTTCATTCTTTCTTCTTCTATATGGAGTTATTTTAAATTGTCCTAAATGTTTCATTACTATATCTACATGTAATACAACTGGACTGAATGCTACTTCTATGTTTTCATAATATGCTAACGGCCCTTTATCTATTGGTTCACCTGCACTTACACTCATTCTAGTGTCAGTTACTTTACCAAACTTATCGGGAGAAGATACTGAATAATTTTCTGCATTTGGTACTTCCTCTTTACCCCCTTCCATAAAATTATCAGGTTGTTGTTGGTATCTTCTCTTAGACCTTTTAGCCGCTTTTTGATTATATCTTTTTCTTTTATCATCAATATCTTCTTCTTCATAAATAGGCTCATATAGAGCAGGGCGACTAATGCCAGAAAGTTTATTCACATTAACTAACAAGAACTCTTTTTTAGGCACTATTACATTATCTTCAGGAGCAAAAGGCGCAGGTGGTGTAACCGTTTCTTCTTCTATTTTTAGTTCCCCTCTTCTTAGTTTTGTTGGTTTTCTCTTCCACTCTTCAAATTCTGTTTGATTCATAAAATCGGCTTCTTTATAATCATAAACATATACTTGTTTATAAAAAGATATAGCAGGAACATATTTATTTTTCTCTAACCATGCCGCTACCGTCTTTGAATCTTTATTTCTGTCTAGTGTTTGTTGAATACCTTCTTTAGTTACCAGTTGCCCTGTACCTTTTTTCTCTATAAATTTAGTTAAAATAGATTCTAACTCTTCTTCCGTTGTTATTTCAGAAAGCAAAGAATTGTCTTTAGTAGAAGTTTTTTCACTAAGACCGCCTTCTCCGTATTCCCTTTGTAGATTGCTATATCCAACACCTAATGATGGCTTTTTTAATACTAACTTTCCTTGCTTTTTAGGAATTAAAGCATACGCATCTTCGGGTGCATTTTTTAATTTATACCCATTTATTTTTTTATGAGTTGTTTGTGTCTCTCCTATTGGATTTACTTGCTCTCCTGTATCAGATTCAATAATATAGTAAAGAGGAATATAATTAAGTTTTTTCTCTTCAGCCAAAGAAACATACTCACTATTAGATATTTTTTCTTTATTGTTTCGATTTTGCCAAGCCTCGGATTCTAAAGCCTGTGCCTCTTGAACAGTTAATGTTTTTATGGTTGGAGTATTATTTTTATATGTTATTACTTCCATAGTCTTATATTTATCTTTAGCGGAAACTTTAGGGTCAAAGAATTTTTGTGTTTTTCTAGTTAAAGAATTTATATATCTTACATTAGTTTTAAAGTTAACCACTCCAATATAAGAGTAAGCATTATAAGGGTCTTTGAGATATGGAGAAAGAGCAGTTTTTTCTATCTGTTTTAATTCAGTATAGAATTTATCCTTTATACCAGCAAATACTGTTTCCGGTATTGTCACTACCTTACCTGCGCCAGAAACACTACCTTTAACTAATTGAAATAATTTATCATCTAAACTAAATATTCTTTCTTCAATCATTCCTTTCGTTCTTTGCTGTTCTTTGCCTATCCTTAAAGCATTAAATTCAGAAGTATTCATTCTATCGGGACTACCTATTTTTTTATATCTACCAGTAGGTACATTATTTTTATTAAGGATAGGTTCTACTTCTTGTAGTTCCAGTTCAGGAGGTGCTTGTAATTCTTCTATAACACTTGTTGGGAATTTAATATCCATAGATAGTTTAATTCTAGGAATTGGAATATTGCTTTTTCTAGAGTAAAAATTAGGCTGTTGTAAAGTAGTTTCATTTATATGTTCTTCTTTTCTGTTAATTAATTCATTATCTTCTAGTGGACATTTAAACTTTATTTGGTCTTGCCCATAAGAGAATTTCATTTCAGAAGGGTCATATTTATCCATATCAGCAGGAAGGGCTTCTGAAAATTTAAAATAAACTTCCATTTGTTCTTGTTCAGTATATTCCTCTTTAGCAATATCTTCAAAATAATTTTCTTCCCAGTTAAAATCCTCTACTTCAGATTCTTTTGATTTAAGGCCAACAGAACCCTGTCCTCTTAATTTATTTAAAGTCTTTCTATCAAATAGAGAACTTAAAACAAGTTTACCGCTATTTAAAAACTCAGAATTGGCTTTATTTTCTACAAGTTCATTTTTAACTTTATAAGTAGTAAAATTACTAACGGCTTGTTTTCCTTCTTCATGGTTTTTAATATAATCTACTAAATCTTCTTCTAATAGTTCCTTAAGTATATCTTGGAATGCTTGTTTAATTGCATCCACATCGGTATTTTCCTGCTTTGCATTCCTTAACGCATTAGCATAATCACCCATGAAGTTTCTATTTTTATCTTCGATATAGTCTTTCATTTCGCTTTTTATTCTAGCATTACTAGCAGGAAAGGCTTGATTAGAATTACCCCAAAGAAAATTAACCATTTAGTTCACCTCACATTAACCATTTAGCCCAAGCAGCACCTTTTTGAATTGCTGAACCTAAGCCTAAACCTGTTTGTGGTGGTTCATAACTCATTTGTCCTTGAGCATCAATCCAATAAGGGCGACCATATCCATCCGTTCCACTTGGAGGAACAGGATAACCAGTACCATTATTCATAGCACCCTGCATTTGCTGATATTGTTGAGTATTGCCTGTTAATCCGGCTACTGCCATACCTGCGGTTGGTTGTCCTCCACCAAATCCTTGAGATTCTAAATACTGTTGTTTTGCCATCTTTCGCTGATTAACTACTTCTGTATTTACAGCAGTTTGTAATAGTTTTTGAATATCTAAATCAATGTTTTCTTGAGTAATCTTTTCAAACTCTCGCATAGCGTCTGCATTAATAACTATATTGCTTCCTGTCATAGTAAAGGCTAATTTAGCCAACATTTGACTAACGACTCTTTCTATTACATCTTCCATTAATTTCTCAAGAGCAGTTAAAAAATGCTCTCCGTGATACTGGAAAAATTCTTCTACATGGTTATCCTGTAAAGATAACAAATTATTCATAGACTTAAACTGCTGGTCGCCTTGTTGCTGAACAGCGTTCATTACTGTTCCATTACTTGTTCCTAATATACCCATAATTATTCCTTCTTTGTTTCTTCTACTTTAATATCATGCTTCAACATTAAATGAGTTATTCTATCCGTCATTATGTTAATTTCAGTGATTAGCCTAACCACCTCTTCGGTAGCCGTCTTGTTATCCGCTAAAGCGGGTGGGGTAATAAACCAACCGCTTGAAGTAAGGGAGATAACCTCTTCTTTACTCAAAGTAGTAAGCGGGCCAGTTTTAATCATCTTTGGCATCTTTGGTATAAATCTTTTAAACTCTAACCCATGTTTATCAGCCAATATCTGTTGTTGTAACATTTCCATTTGCATATAAATTGCTGCATGTTTAGGACAATATGTTCCCATTAAAGGTCTACCTTTTGTGACTTTATCTAAAGGCATGGGTGGGCGCATATAATCAGTTGGTTCCCAAATATGATGAAAACCACATACTACGCATCTATCTTTAAGATTAAACTTTCTACCATATTTAATACCTAAAAAAGATTTAGGTTCTGCTTTTAAGACAGTAGTTATTTCTTTTAATTGTTTCTTCGGTTTAATAGCAATGAATTTGTATTCTGTTACTACTCCACTTGCTCTTGCTTGTTTAATCGGAGACAACAAAGGATTAAAATTTTGTCCTGTTGTTTGTCCTATAATTTGTTGTTGATACATTTTAATTCCTCAGTAATCTTTTATCATTGTAGTGATTCCTCTATATACCATTTCGGGGTCTGACTTTGCTGAAACTATATATTTGAAACAAGGTATTCCCTTATCATTTAATTGTCTCATCCCATACTTAAATGGTTCAAAAATTTCATGTTTATCTATTGATGCGCCTTCTACTAATGGGTATTTTTCTCCCCATATATCATATTTATTAGCCCATATACCTACTGCCATTGGATAGTCAGATTCTTTTTTCTTTTTACCTGTGGGCCAAGTATTAGAAACAATAGTATCAACTAAAAACTTCCACGCTACTTGGTGGTCTAAATTGGCTTCACTGTCTAAATGCCTATGGTCTATCATAAAAATAACATATTTTACTCTACGCTTTTGCATATCTTTGACCCATTCTTTCCAATAAATCGCTTCTCCACCAACATCTGAACTTCTTATAGTATGGGAATCTCCATCAATTTTAATGCTTTTTCTTGAGGCTCTATGTAATCCTACTGTTCTATCATTTATTTGTGGTACTTCGCCCCGTGTTCTTAACTGATTACTTAATGTTGTTTTACCAACCATTGTTGCACCATAAACTCCATAATTAATTGCGTGAACTTTCTTCCAAAATGAAATACAGGCTTCTCCAATAAGAATAGCAAACCCTGTCATTACTGACAAGATTAAACCTCCCAACTATGCCAAAAAGTATCTATTAACCAACCTAATACATTGATGTCAAAAACACCTAATATATTACCTAAGAAAAATGTAGTCAAAGCGGCAGCACCGCCCCAAAGCCACGCTCTTAGTTTTATTATAAATATATCAGCAGAATGCGCCCTTTGTTGGTTATACGCATAATCCGAGTCAGAAAAACCCATCAAGTCACCAAAGACCATTTAATCACCTCTTTACTGAAGAGATGCTAAAAACTCATTACCAACGGTATTATCTTCTTCTTGTTGTATTGGCTGGTAAAAGGAATTTACTCCTAATGCTCTAGCACTTTCACGCATCTTTTGACGCTGTTGTTCATCTCTAGCCTTTCTTTCCCAATAAGCGACAATTTTTCTATCTAATAGCCACATTTCTATTCTATCATTTAAAGATAAATCAAATAAAGCCTTCATTACCATTATAGAACCAATAGTTCCTAAACCGAATAAAATTGAGTGAGCCAATACACCATGAGGGAAAGTAATTCCATAATTAGCGTAAAAGAATACATTTGCGCCACTAATAGTGCCAACAAATAATATTGTCATAACTAGCCTAGTATCTGTGTTTAATGCTGGCATATTAATTCACCTCAAGCAAATTCAACGGAAACTGCTGCGCCTGTTCCCGCACCAGTTGATATTTCTAAATATAATCCATTTAAGCAGATTACACCATGCATATCAAACTCAACTGGTGCAGCAAACTGAGGGTCAACTATTACTCTAGTTAATTCAGTACCGCTTGCGGCTGAAGCATTATCAAATAATTTAATAGTTGTTGCCGCACCAGCACCAGTATTCTGAACATGAATAGACATTAACTTGCATCTTCCAGCATTAACTACTGCGCTTGCAGTAAGAACACCACTACTTCGACAACTTGCCATACTTCATCCTCTCCGTTCAATTGACCTAAGAAAGCCATCCCTCTTAATCCTATGGGTTGATTATTCAACCAAAGAGGATTTTTTAGGCTTATTAGTTGTAGTTTTAGGCTTAGGCTTAGGCTTAGACTTTACTACTACCTTTGCTGGCAAAAGCATATCTGCTAATTGCGTATGGGTAAGTATTTCTGTATTTAATTCACTTGTAAGTAAAGCAAATAACTTAGTATCAATTTGCATCAACTCTTCCCTATCACTTTCTTCAAAGGTAAATAGTAGATTTTTATCTCCTAATCTAACTAAAGCAGCATCCATATTAATAGAAGCCGAGACTTCTCTAGTGAGTCTATTACCCATTAGAGAAGTCTCGTAAACTGTAGAATTATCAGACAATTTGACTGAAACCAATCAAATCACCTCAAAGTTGCCCATAAACACGCATTCGTACAGAACCACCGTTAGCGTCATTTGCCGCAGTATTGTTTGTTCCGTCTAAACTTGTGAACATCAGTGCTATTGAACTATTAGATTCATAAGCCCCTGCTGCTGAACATTCTATTTGTACTTGTAGTCCATTAGCGTTATCGTGTCCTGTAATAACTGCCGCAGTAATTGATGATAGTCCAAAAGCAGAAGCAGGTATTACTGAACCTGCCGCTACTATTGAACTTACATCAACTAACGCATCAACCATATATTCATCGCCATTTGCTCTTGGTTTTGTAAAACCTTTATGGTCTGCCAAAAGCGTAACTGTATATGCTAGTGCCAATTAAAACACCTCACTTCTGTCCTATTGCAAACCAATAAAGAACATCGCCAGAAGTAGGAATAACATTGATATTACCGTCAGTATTAGGTAATGATTCCTTAACTACTGCTGCTGCTGCTTCAACCGCAGAACCCGAATGTGTTAGTAAAAACACATCAACGCTGCTTAGTCCGGTTGCTACATCATCATCTGCTGAATCAGTGGTTGTCTTTCCAAAAACCATTGTACGGTTTCCTTCAATCTTCATTTCAAATAGTGTATTTGTTGTCCATGCCATATTAATCATCTCCATATGTTTTATACAAACCTCAAAGAAGGTTTGTAATCTTCCCCTGTCCCTTAAAGTAGGAACAACCGACTTCTGCAATTGTACGGTACAATGCCTTGTTACCAAGAGTACCTACACCAAATGGGTTTCCGTTGGAAATACCATCCTCAAAGTATTGAGTTGGTTTCATAACAGACAACCATAGATGGTCAGTGTCAAGGAAAAGCATATCACTAATACAAGAGGAATTAACACCTGTTGATGGCATAGCCGCAACAGGAATCAAAGGTATATCGTAGTAAGTAGAAACTCTAAATCCGACTTCCATACCCTTTGCACCTCTAACTCCATTAACAGTAGGTACAATTTCCTTTCTGTCCATAAAGCGTTCTTGTGCTTGTAGCAAATCGCTAATAGTTTGCATAGTATCATATCCAGTTAGAATAACCTTTGGTGAACCACCAGCAACTCTTAAATCTCTAATCATGTCATTTAGAACAGTTAGAGTCAATTGACGAGCAGCACTTGAAGCATAAGAAGCCCCGAAAGATACTTGTGAATCAAGGAATGAACCACTATCACGGTTTGAGCCGTAAATGTGACTTGTTGCTGTTCCATCTGCATCTCCGACAAGATTTGCAGTTTCCATAGCAGCCAATTCAGTAGTTGATGTAATAACCTTGTATAGAGAAGTATAGTTTCTATCAATGTTAGCAACGGCTGTTGTAGCAACTGCTGAACCAGCATCATAATTCTCCAAAGGCATAACTAGCATAGCATTCTGAACTTCAGCGTGATGCTTACCCATATCTTCACGCAATTGCGCTCTAATATCTCCGATACCGTCATCAATAGCAGCCATTTCCATAGCCAATTCGCTGAAATCAAATTGATGAGCAACGATTTTAGGGCTTGTAAATAGTGTAGTGTAAGTAGGTGCAATTGGGCCTAGACCATCATTTGCAGTATTTAGTCCTGCATTTTCAGGAACGCCACCAATTAGGTCTGCTCTAAGAGTAGATGCACCTAGATTAGTTAGTGAAGTATCTCCGGTAACTCCAATAGATAGAGAATTACCGCTACCACCAGCAGGTCTGTCTGAAAGGACTCTCCAACCGCTAGAAGTGTAAGGTCGCTTTGAAATAACTGATAGAGCATTACATTCTCTATTTAGCATAGACCAAACCTTTTGACCGTAAATCTGATTGTAAAGATTACCATTAATTCCGGTTGTTGGGTTTGATTGTGAAGCAGCATCATGACCAGCATGAAGACCGCTTAATCCACCAGCAGCCTTCAATAGTTGATTATTGATACCTGTATGGCCTGTCATTCCGTATGTTTGTGCTTCTAAATCTGCTATTGTGTTAATATATCCACTCATGTTAATAACCTCCTGCCATCTTATGAATATCTGACCAATCCATATCAGCCAATTCATCCATACTTGGGAGTTTTACTTGTGCCTCTTCTTGGGCCTTAATAATAGAATCCTTCTCAGCAGTTAGAGACTTGCGTAGTGCAGTAAACTCTTCCTTTAGAGAAGCAATTTCGTTTTGTGCATCATAGTTTGCTTTAGCAATCAATGATTCTCTAGAACCTACTTCAGACTCAAAACGACTTTCAAATGATTTTTGAAGGTTGTCGTAAGCCAACTTTTCAAGTTGTTCTTGGCGGAAAGCCTCATATGCCTTTTCAATGTTACCAACACTCAAATCAAGTGTTTCCATTTCTTCATTTCCAAATGCCTTAACTACTGGCAAATCACTTGCTTTAGGCTTGCCATTAACAATAACAACCCTATCAGCAGGTTCACCTATTTCGACACCTGCACCGTCTAGAGTAGAAACATAGGCTTTGTTTTCCTCATCGGAATATCCGCCTTTTTCTTCTTCGGACATCATAGATTCTTCTTCATCCATGTATTCTCCGCCCATTTTTTCTTCCTCTAGAGGCATTCCTTTTTCCTCTTCTTCATCTTCCTTACGAAGAGTATTTACTTCTTCCATAAGTGCGTCTAATTCTGCTAGTGCTTTCTCGATTTTACTCATATTTTCACCTTTTTTTGTTTTATCTTGTTTTAGAATATCAAATCTTGCTTCGGGATTTATTCCTTTTTCACAAATAGTTACCTCATGCAATTCTAATTTACTAATCTCATTAAATTCCCCTAATTCTGGATGACTTTTCTTTACTTTTTGTAGTGCTTGTCCTCCAATACTAAATGACCTTAATGAACCTTTTCTAATGCCTCTGTTTATTTCTTTGGCTTTTTCTATATCATCTCTTAACTTTATTACTACGAAGAATCCTACATCATCTACTTCGGTTTTCCATAGTTTTCCGCTTTTGTCTCTATATGTTTTTACTACTTCTCCAACTTGAACATTAGAATGATTAGTCATTACATTTCTAAACTTGGGGTTCTCCATATATTTATTAACTGCTTCGTTAAGTGCTTTGAGTGTAATTAAGTCATTTTGTTTATCAACGATTTCAATGCTTGCATATCCTCCAATCATTAAATCGTCTTGACTCTTGAGTATGTTGAAATCGTAAGTGTTGTTTGCCATCACCGCAGAACTCATTCTTCCTCAACCCTTCTAATACTAACTTGGTATATAAAAGACACCTAATTTTCCCTTGGAATAGGAGTCTTGCTATACTTATCTTCGTTGATATTCCATTTTCCGGTATCGCTATCTGTATCGGCAGGTTCTTGTTTATAGCCAGTCCACGCTAACCACATAGGAACATTATCAACAGGAATGAGTCTAATGTGTAATTTAGTCTCAAACTTATTTCCTTTTAAGAAATATTCATGGTAGCCATCTTTCTGAACACCCAGTTCAATATCTCCTGAATCAATAACCTTTCCTCTTTCTAGATTAGTTGATACTTCAGCAGGGTATTTACCAGCCGCCCCAAATAAATCAAACAGTTCTTTTTCTCCTTCTAAATCAATAGTCCAATTTAAATTCTTTTTACCTAACTTAATAGATAAATGTATATTGTTATCTTCTCTGTTATAGATTTTAAACTTACCATTACGATATTCATTAGGGGTTTTATAT